TGGTTTTGGCTCTGGTTTTGGCTCTTCTTTCTTCTCAGTGAAGATTTCAGATTTTAAGTAACCAGCATCGTGTTCGAACTCAACACGAGATTTTTCGCCGTATTTACGTGAACCTTCGCGAGATTGGATCTCTACACCATCTTGGCGTAAGCCACGAACTGTGCGTTCTACACCTTGTTTTTCCACTTCAGGTTTCCATAATGCTGAGCGAGAATATTCACCATCACGAGCAAAACGACCTTCTGCATTTTCTTTCACTGCGCGTAACGCGATATTGATCTCGGTACGAGAAGCTTCGCTGTCTTGCATTACGTGTAATTTGTTGTTATCCACTTTACCACCAAACTGCACGTTTGCGAAGTGTTGTGGATTGTCTTGGTTTGGATAAGTAGCCGGATCGTGAGCGAAAACGCGATAGATTTCTTCATTCGCTTTTTCGTCTTTTTCTTCCGCTTTACCTTCAGCCCAGATGTCTGCTTTCATGTATGGTAAGTCGTGAGCGAACTCATAACGAGAACCATAGAACTCAGGTGCTACTGAGCGGGCGCTTTCTAAGCGTTCTTTACTTTCTTTCATTTTGTTTACCTTGTGTTAACGTTAACTAAAATTCTGTTGTCCAATAATTATTGGGTTTTAATATTTAAACAAAATAAAATCTCCACTTTCCACAATTAACCACTTCGGTGGATTTAGTGGATCGTGGAGATCTTTGGTGTTTTTAAACTTTAAAAGCTTGGATTATTTAGCTTTTACTAAAGTGTTTAAAACTTCAGATTGTTTATCAACAGTAGCAACTACTTTAGCGAATGATTCCGCAATGGTGTTAACGTTAGCAGTTAATTCATCCACTTTAGTTTTAACTTCACATTTGAATTTCTCAAACGCAACTTGTTGATCAGTTTCGTGAGTAGCGATGTTAGCCACTAAAGTTTTGAATAAGTCTGCTAATTTAGTTACTTGTTGTTCGTTATCCGTTACACGTTTGCAAAGCGCATCGTGTTCTTGGTTAACTAAATCGAACATAGTGTTGATAGCATCTAATTTTGATTTTAAAACGAAGTCGATTAAACCCATAGGGATGTTTAATACGCGACCATCTTCATAAGTTAATTTGAAGTAGTCTTTGAATTCGTCTGCTGATTTGATAGTTGCAGTTTTGAACAACATAGCTGGATTTGCTAATTTCTCAGCAATCGCGTTAGTAGTTACCACGAACTCTTGGTATTGTTCTTGCATGCGTTTAGACATCTCGATAGTTTCTTCGAGTTGTTTTTCAAGGATGTCGCGTTCGCGAATTTTGAACTCTTTCTCTGCTTCTTGTAAAGCTTGGAAGCGAGCTTGTTCTTTAGCATCGTTGATAGCGATAGTACGACGAATCGCTTCTAAACGTTCTACTTGTTCTTTACGAGCTTGTTCGTCACGTTTTGCTTTAGCAATCGCTTCTAAACGAGCTTCGCGAGTTGATGCGAATAATGATGAAGTTTCGCAAGATTTGCAATCTGCCATTGTATTTTCCTTTCTATAGTTAGGTTAACGATTTGCGATTAAAGTTTGCATATTTAATTCGTTATAGTATTTATATTTTTACCGCACTCAATGGTTTCTCAATCCAACGATTTGGGCCTTTCTTGGTACCGGAACTATCCAAAACCGTTTCATCTATACCTTGAATAGGCGAGTTGTTTCTAACTTCTTTATCGCAATGCGCTTTAGTATAAGTCCAATAATCGTAGACCACTCCGATATTTAGGCTAGCGCCTAATTCCGCGGATGGATCAAGTGCTATTTCCCCAATACTGGAGATTCTACAATTTTTGAAATCTACTCTAAAGAGTATTTCTTTATTTGAGTTGAGAATTTGAACCCATAGGTCAAAAGTCGGAGTGCTAAAAGTATCCTGTTCGAAGTTAACTTCCTGCATAGCAAGATCTAACAATTCGAAATAAGTTTGGAACCCAGAATCTAACATAATATCCAAGCTGAGATCATTAAAGTCGATGCTATCAGCTCCAGCATGAAGAGCTACCCCAGATCTAGTCATCAGACTAGGATGGGCAAAAGCTATAGAAGGAATGGTAAAATTCTTAATAAAGAATGGCGTTAACTTTAACGTATCACTTCCTACTAAAAACTGACTGACATCGGCTAAATTGACGCTTGCAGTGGATGCAGACATTAGATTCTCCTTAACGAATTAATTTTCCGAACCCTGAAAGTTTCGGTGACCGAAATCATCAAGGCTCGGAAATTTTTAAGATTACGCCGCCGCAGTTACGTCGCTAGCAGAAACTAAGTAACCTAAAGACACTTCGCCTAAAGATTTAACTTCGATACCGGTAGCTTTCTTGTTTTCTAACGCTTGAACTTTACCTTCTAAAGTAGTAACTTTAGGCTCTAATGCACCTTTAGCTGTTTCTAAATCTTGGATTTTAGCATCTTGTTCTTGGTCTTTAGTAGCTTGAGCCGCTTTAGCTGCATCTACTAATTCACCAGCTTTAGTAGCCGCCGCGTCTTTAACTTCAGTAACTAAAGTTGAAAGATCCACTTCAACGTTAGCGCCTTCGCTATCCACTAAAGTGATTTTGTTGCTTGCGTATGAACCAGAAACGATCTTAGTATCAGTATCCACTGTTAAGAAATCTGCAATACTTTGTTCGATTTCGGTACCATCACTTAAAGTGAATTTCATTTTCTTCTCAGCTTTGTCTACTGACACGCCAGATAATTTCACATCTACTGGGATGCTTAACGCTGCAGTATCAACAACAACCTTCTGAGCTTCTACTTTTAAACCTGTACCTAGGTCAGCAGGAGTAATAACTGTAATTGCCATTTTGTTTTCCTTTTTGTTAAATTTAACGTTTTGTGCTGTCGCACGAGTTATTTGAGACTTTCAAAATTTCGGTGACCGAAATATGAAAGCTCTAAATATTGATTTTTCTTTATTAGAAATCTTCGAATGCTAGGTCTCCGATTTCGAAGAACGCGCCGGAATCTAAAACCTCATCGGATTTTAAAGCGTCTAAGAATTTTCCAAAGTCGCTAAAGTTATCCATATTGGTCATCGGAGCAATGGAGATAGCTAACGCCATAACCAAATCGTCATGGCCGGACGAGGCTTGATACTTATCATTGACCAATTCAAAACGTTGGAATTCGCTGATGGTCTCTTTATCAACAATTTCTAATTTGTGTGAGTTAATAAGTATTTGTAACATTCTAATGATAGAATCTCTAGTTGATTTAGTAGTTCTAAACCCTGGATACTTATATTTGTTATCTTGATAATAGATGTTTGGGTATTCAAAGTGGTTAACTAGCATATCCGCGATAGATTGCCCAGCGCCTTCATTATTCTCAATGATCATGTGCGCAGTGTTAAATCTAGCACCCCACTCATACAAGAAATCCGGCATCGTAAGATAATCTACTTGTAAATTCGCTGCCGCGACTTGTTTGAAAGGCATCTCAGTAACATCGATTACCTGGACCGCAAAATAATCCTTACCTTCTTTAGCCGCATCTACACTCATAATATAGGTATGATTTTGCTGAGGTTCAAAGTATATGCGGAGCATATCATCCCAGACTGCAATAGGATTTCGGTGTTGCAATTCTGCGAGAACTTCCGGAGCAATCAAAGTTTCGGAGGATCCGACGAATGAGTTACCGTAGTTTTGCTCGAAGTAAACTCGCCCATATCGCTTGATGATTTGACGCTTGAATTCTTCCGGTTCCATCAGGTTACCTTTAGAATCATATCTTGGTACTTCATCCCAATGAACTTCGATAAACGCAGTCTTTGAATTCGGTTGCATATCTTCTAATTTTGCCTTTTGGACTAAATCATAGAAGTGATTAAGACCCTTAGCGGTAGAGATAATGATATTTTTCTTCCAAGATAGAGCGGATTGTGATGGGAAGATAGAATCCGCAAATTCCTCCCAGACCGAAGTCTTGATGAAAGCACACTCATCTATACAGAGCACATTACAGGTATAACCCCTGAACGCATCCGGACCCGGAACATCGGTCAAAATTCGAGAGCCTAACTCATTTTTGATATCGCGCTTATTCCAAATTTCCGTACCTTGCATCAGCCAAATTGGTAAACGAGAAATGATATCTTTAACGTTTTGTAAGAATTCCCGCGCTTGAGCGCCACGGTTTGCCACAATCCCAATGGTCAAATTCTTATGGAAATTGTAAAGCCAGCTAAGATAACAGGCTACGGTAATAGACTTACCAGAATTATGAGATAATACACCTCCGGTGTAGTACCAGAAATTTTCAAATTCGGATTGATCTAAAGTAATGTCGTAGAGTTCTTGTTCCCCAGCATCCAGGATCTCGAGGATTTTAGACTTACCGTCGACGGTATCGAAGTGATCTCCAACGCGCATTTCATTTGCTTGGAATTCTTCCTCGTCGATGATAAAGGTATGAAATTCAGCTACGGTGAGTTCTCCACGTTCGTGGATAAACTTCAAAGACTTCAAAATTTTGGTTTTGTGAATTTCTTCGATTCTTTGGTAACCAAACGGAGTTTTGACTCTTCGATTGTAATCAAGTATGTACTTTGATTCAACAAACACTAAACGGAATTCCTCTTATTGATTATATTACTCTACGATTTTTGAACACAATTATAGTATAGAGTATTTATTATAGAATAATACATTAAAATATTTTTTTTTT